AACTTAGCACCAATACCATCAATGGCAAGTATATCTGCCTTGTCAAAACCAGAGTTTATAAACGCATATGTGGCGTGAGATTGATGGTGGTCACAATAATAAACATCATCTTTAAATACAAAATCAAATAATTTTTTAGGTACAAAGTCAAGAAACTCTTTATCAATAAGTTCTTTACACATTCTAATACCACCATTAGTATATGTAAATGCCAAGATACCACTATCTGGTTTATGAAAATAACCTTTAACAAACTCATTGTTTAATTCATAATCATTTGTATTCAGTTTATCGTTATCTTCTTCATAGGCATTTGCGTGATATGGTAGATTATGTTTAAATCTAGTATATCTTTCCATTTGTCTATGTATTTTTCCGTCATAAACATTTTGGTCGTGTAAATTTAAAGCAACAGCGTATATATTATGCATTTAAAACCCTCGCATATTTTCTAAAAGTAAAATGTCCTTTTGGTGGTACAAATTCAGTACAAGTTTTACAATAGTTTTCATATTTAAATAATTGCCAGTTCATCATCTTATCTATATTCTCTTGCGTTAAGTCAAACGTTTTAGATAGTTCTTTGTTATTTGCAAACTTTTTACTACAATGCACAATATGTTTCTTTTCAAAATCTATTACAGGCACCTGTGGAAAAGCTGCACACATTTTCCTATCTATCTCTTCAGCCTGTATAACGTCTGTAAATTCTGGTGACCGGCCATTAAATGCTTTCCACATTGTATTTTTATGATTCAATTTTTCTAATACTTCAGGATACTTATCTTTGTATTTAAAGTAATTTGGTGTTCTAACAACTACATTAAAATTATTGTTATCATTTTCTGGTATGTAATCAAAGTTACCTAGTTTCTTAACTTCATCCTCATACCAATCTAATATGTTGTGTTCAACATACAATATATCTTTGTCTTCTAAAATATGGGGGTATCTTTTACGTATAAAAGAATTAGATAATACTGAACATACAAAGTTTGGATACTTCTTAATTTCGGTAATAACTTCATCTAAATTTTTAATTAGGCCTGGCTCACCACCCAATAGATTAATTCTTACCTTATAATCTTTTAGGAAATCTAATGTTTGTTTTAAGAATTGCATATCAACGGTAAGATTACGCATTTCTAAAGTATAACTTGTACAATAGTGACAATCTTTATTACAAGACATAGACAAAAAGAAATCTATTGCTCGGTAATTATCTTGTATATCTTTAAATGTTTTCATAGTTTATCATATCAAAAAAGAATTTGTTAAATGCTATCTTTAACTTATCTTTCGGCTTATCGTTTAACATAACAGACATATCAACCCATTCAGGCATTTGATAAGTCTTCTCAATTAAATAGTGGTAAATATCTTCAACATCTTTATTAACTAAACTTTCGTCAAACATATTATCACCTAAAATTTTATTCATAATCTTACATAATTCAATAGGACATTTTTTAGTTATATCAGACATATTGCCTTGTTTATCAACATAACTAAATTGAGTAAGTGATTTATTGTGTTCTATCATATTAATAGTAAGATAGTATTAATTACTTTATCTTGTTCCTCTTTTTTCATAAACGGATGTAAAGGTAGAGTAAGTATTGTATCACATACAATCTGACTTATAAAACTTGTATCTTTTTTGTGTTCTATATTTTCATACATCTTATTTGCAGAGATAGGTTTATCATAATGTATTTGACCAACCTTAGCTTTCACTCTATCTCTTACTTCTTTATTTTGAAATCTAACTACATATTTGTGATAGTTATGATTTAATTCTGGTGGATTAGGTTGAACGGTCACATATTCTTGTAATTGTTCATCATAGTATTTGGCCAATTCTTGTCTTTTACTAATATAATATTTTAATTTATTTAATCTAAAATTAATTACTTCAGCATTAAACAATAACATTTTAGAATTATATCCTAATTGTTTGCCTTCACCGTGTTTTCTTAATCTCTTAAATATATCAGTATCACCATCTGTTAAGATAGCACCACCTCCAGCAATACCTGATACAACCTTATTTGCATTGAAACTTAATGTAGATAAATCGCCTATTGTTCCAGCCTTAATACTATTATAACTGGAACCTAGAGATTGGCAAGCGTCTTCAATAAAATGTATCTTTTTTGCTTGACAAAATTCTTGAATCTTGCTAGTATCTGACATATTGCCGAATAGATGTGGATATATGATTGCTTTTGTTTTGTCTGTACACATATCTTCAATACTTTCTATTGACATATGATAAGATAGTATATTAATATCACAGAATATAGGTGTAGCGCCGGTCATTGATATGACACTAGCAGTTGAAATCCAAGAAAAGTTGGTTGTTAATACCTCATCACCTTTACCAATACCTAAACTTAATAGTGAAAAGAATAAAGCGTCTGTACCACTATTACAAACAACAGCCTTTCTACCAAACATATTAGATAAGTTATCTTCAAGAAACTCTATATTAGACTCTTGATTTTTTCTCATAGACTTATCAAATAGTTCTTGATATTCTTTTGTAAAGATTTCGTATTCTTTATCCCAACCGTGCATATATTTCCTCCGCTATCACTTGGTGACCCTTAGCATTAGGGTGCCAATCTTTTTCTGAAATATAATCTTCAGGATGTTTCATAAAATCTTGCATACAAAAACCACCCAATTCTTTACCAGGAAAACCAATAAAGTTATCGTCAATTAAATTAAATAAAGGATTTTTTTGCATATGTAGATAGTGTCCTTGTCTTGATAATAACTTGCCTCTTGCGTGTGGCCAAACTTCATTAGAACCAGCCCAAGTTGCAGTTTCATAAGAGTTTATAATTTGCATTTGTTTATATTTTAATCCTAGTGATTTACATAATTGCTGAAAACTATACTGATACATCAAACTTCTACCTATGAAATAATTATTATCGCCTTTTTCGTCCCAAATATCATTTTGCCAATGGTCTTTGCCACGATAACAATAATCTCTACGACTTGCTCTTGACCAACCTGCTATTACTAAACCTATATTTTCTTTATTAATATTATTTACAATACTAGTATAAATGTATTCTTGTCCGGCTCCTGATTGGCCAACATTAATACAATCCATACCTAATTTATCTGCTAGTATTTCAGGCCATTTTGGCCAATCACACTTCATATCTGTATGATAATGAGAATTGTAATTGTGTGTAGTATAACTACAACCACTTGCTAATAATATTTTTTTCATTATATACTCTTAATTAAATCTACTAATACTTTTGCGTTCTCTTTGTACATTTCTTTTGTAGGCACCGGCCGTTTCATATAAACAGGACCGCCATCTTTTATATTTTTATCTCTCAAATATTCTATATTTTTACCCAACCATTTACATTCTTGTATAAGTCTTGGCGCTGGGTCATAATAGTTCTTTGTATAAACATAAGTGTTAAAAAGACCTAATAAGTTATGAACAGGCGCAATTATATTATTGTAATCCATTATAGTATAATCCTCGTCATATGTCAATATTCCGTGTGATTTAAAACAATTAGGACACTCTTTTATCCATCTATCTACCTCTTTATAATACACGTTATTTGTGCCTAAAAATAGATACTCAAATTGTACGTCATTTTTTACTGGTTTATACTCTTCAAAATTAATCATTTTTTCATATTGAGCACCAACACCATTGGGGTAAACGTCCCAATCGCATAAGTCATAGACTTCTTTTGGATTGTAATGTTCTAAAGCTAATGGATATTCTTTGACGTGATTTTCAGAATAAACAGATATAAGTTTGCAACCAAATAGTAGATGTAGAGTTAACATTTGGTCGTTTGTATAATCTTTTCTATTGATATATGATAGTGTCAACATACTTCTACCCATAATCAAAGTAATTTCTTCCATAGTTGGAGAATATGAGTTAAAGACCACATTTTCATAGGTCTTATATTTCTCATTTATTGAGTCTATATAATTTTGTATTGTAAAGTTGTGATGTGTGATAATTACCACTTGGCTTTTAATGCCAATAGAATTTAAATAACAACAATGCTCATAACTATAACAAAGCAATCCATCACCAGGCTTACTGGTACATACTATATTAATCATTCCACTATTTATATAAATATCCGTATGGTTATAAATGAAGTGAAAAAGCTATTTGATGGTACAGACGATAAACAGGATAATTTTGGTTGGCAAGAGTTTACATTAGAAGAATTAAACTTACCACCAGCAAAAGACATATTAGAAGCTGTAAAAAAGATAGAATCTAAAGTCGGTTTATCTCCTTGGAAAACAAAAGATTTCACATACGAAAAATATAAAGGTTTTGGATTAACATATAATCCTAACTTTATAGACAAAGAACAGAGTAGATATGGTCAAGTATGGGGGTCGCCTTTAACAACACAATATTTTGGATTAGAAAAAGGCGCAGGTGAACACAAACAACTAAAGGACACTTATCACGATACGTTTGGTTTTTGTAAGATAGATGAAGTAATAAAAGAACATCTTGGTTTCTTTTTAGAAAAATTTAATTTTCCGATGGCGAGAAGTCGGGTTGCCTATATTTTTGGATATGGTGAAGAACCAAACAATAGAGGCTGGCACGTAGATGAACCAACCTGTCAATTGTTAAGAATTAACATACCATTACAAACAAGTGATGAATATGTTATAGAGTGGTCAGACAAGACGTATAAATTGGAAATTGGAAAAGTTTATCTTTGGAATACAAGAAAACCACACCGGGCTACCATTGTCAAGAAAGTTGAAAACGAACAACCTAGAATTAATTTGGTTATAGGAATTACTCCTTGGTTGGACTTGAATCACAACACCTGTGAGTATACCAGAAATAAATTATTTGGCAAGCCTGTAAATGAGATAGTATCGGAAAAACTATTTGTAAAAGGAGTATAAATAAACATATGAGCATTATAAACAGAGTAAAACAAACTAGACCTAATATAGCAGTAGGATTCTTTACGCCAGGTGCTGAAGTAATTACTAGACTAGATGAATTAGTAGCGGCTGGAGAAATTGAAAGTTATAATTTAAATGAAGAGTCAGCTGATGGTTTGAAAAAAACTATGACATTTACATTTAAAGATACTAATGCCCTTGATAACTTTTTAAATGAAGATGTATCAATAGATAGTAGAGCAGACAGAAATACATATTGTGGTCTTAACAATATTATATTAGAAACCGAAGAGTAAAAAATGGCCATCATAATTATGCTGGTACTAGGCTTTATATGGTATCAATTGATTGCTATATTTGGTTTATCTATCGGTCTTCACAGACGTTTCGCACATAATCAATTTCAAACAAGTAAAACATTTGAAGTCATTTCATTGTTTTTATCTATGCTGGCTTTCTCTAGGTCGCCAGTAGGTTGGATTGGTGCTCACAGAATACATCATAAATTTTCAGATACAGAAAAAGACCCTCACTCTCCAACTCACAAAGGTTTCTGGAACGTTCTTTTAAATAATTGGAAAGTTGAAAAAATAGATAGAGGGTTCGTTAAAGATTTATATAGAAATCCTAGAATAATGTTTTTTCATAAACATTGGTTAAAATTGCATATTGCCACGGCAGTTGCTACATCACTAATTAGTTTTCAAGTATTTTTTATATTTGTATTATCACCTTTAGTATTAGGCTTTATTAGTTATGGTTTGTTCAATGCATTAGGTCATAAAGATGAAAAACCGGTAACAAATTATTTTATTAACTTGTTATCTGCTGGTGAAGGACACCATAATATTCATCATAAAAATCCTAATAAAATTAGATTAAGTGAATATGATATATCAGGTTGGATAATAGAAAGATGTTTAAAATAATTGAAGGCACACCACCTCAATGGTTGTTAGATAATATAGCACAAAGCAAAGATAAATTAAAAGCTAATTACACATTGAAACAATTAAAGTTAAATCAAATGATTTGCTTTTGTTTATTGTATGATGACGGCCAGTTAGTAGGTTTTAGTGGATTACAAAAGTGGAAAGATGGTACTGCTAGAGTAAATAGTAGATGTTATATTACACCAGAATATAGACAATACAAAGTAAGAGGTGAAAGAGTAAGATATCCTTGGAAATACTTAGCACCTTATCAAATAGAAATTGCAGATAAATTAGGTTATAAGAAATTATTTTGGTCAACAGAATTATATAAAAGAACAGGAAAAACTATGGCTTTAACTATTCAATATGCGACACAATTTTTACCTGATGGTTGGCAATATAATCAATTAGAAGGACATAGAGACGTTAACGGAGTTCAACAAGAAGTATGCGAGATATTGAAATCATAGATAACATAGAAAGTTTAGATGACGCTAAACAATATATGAGTAAGTATGGCAAAGTAAAAGATATGATTGATTTGCCGGAAATAACTTCTAAAGAAACTACTGATATACCTAATCAGTTATGGCACCAAGATGGATTACAAACTGAAAATCAACCAAACTATCAAGCATTGTGGTGTAAGATGGCGTCTGATAAATGTCCTACTACTCAATACATTTCTTCCAGAATATCAGATGAATTAGGTAAAAAATATGAAAGTCTTAAATGTACTTTCAATTTTAAAAAACCTATTGATGAGGGTAGATTTTATAAGTTTGATTCTAAACTAGACCAAAGATTATATTTAAGAAGAATATACAAAGGTGAAAAAGAAATTGTTGGTAAAGATGAACAAGGGTATTTCACACGTTGGAATGAAATGGCTAATCTTGATGAAAATGTATATAAAGAATTACAAAATGCTGTCTTATCAAATGAGATACAAGAAGTTCAATGGAAAACAAATAGATTAGTAATTGCAAATAACTTTACACTATTACATAGACGAACACCATTTAAATATGAAACAGGCGAAAGAATAATTTTTAGAGCTTATGTAGAGTGACATTAGAGTAGTCAAAAGCTATTCTATGTAGTATTCTTTTTTCCATTTCTTCAAAAGACCATCTTTTGTGAATACTTAACCATTGTTCACTTAACACTATATCACCATCTTGCCAATCGTGGTCATATCTAAACTCATCTTTTAGTATATGATTTTTTAAAGTATCAAATAACTCATCATCTAAACCACCAAAAACTTGTAAATAAGGAAAGTATAATCCTTTTTTACCAGCGTCATTAGTGTGTACTAAATTAAATGGTCTATCTTTATGATGATGTTCTTTAAAAAACTTACTATTACTATAAGAGCCTTTTTTATAACCTAAAGTAATTTTTATATCTTTAATTTTTTCTTTTATATCGTCACTTAAAGCATTGTAAGATTTTATATTATTAATCCAACTAGTTCTACTGCCTTTAGTACCCTCAACACCATATAACCATATTAAAGGTTTACGTTCATAATTACTGGCCTGGTTGGCGTGCCAATCCAATGCTGATGTGTGACCAAAAAGTCCTTCTTCACCTCTTTCATTTTTCTTACCGGTGACTCTTAATATTCCATTGTAAACAGATAAGTCTTTACCTCTATCTGTATCGGTATCTTGAAACTTACCGATTTTACTACAAAAATCTACTTGTTGTTGTGGTGTTAGATTTTGATTACGTATAACAACAACCATATGTTCTAAAGTAAGATTGGTAATAAGGTGTGCTATTTGTGTTGTTGCTTTTGATATATCAATATCTGATAGTTCAATAGCCCAATTATTTAAATATCGCATTTTCATTATATTTTCTCCAGTATCTACTAGTATTTATCATATAAATAATAGTATAAGAAGGAGAATTGAAATGATTACAATTGATGGTAAAGAATATGACGAGACTAAATTTAGTCCCGATTTACAGAATTGTTTGGTAGTAAGACAAGAAATTCAAGTTAACAAGACTAGACACACACTAGAAATTGAAAAGATTGATGTACTAACTGACTATTACAATAAAAAAATCGTAGAATTACTTAAAAACGAGACAGAGAAAAAATAGATGGCGGCTATAGCTAATTTACAAATAGACCAAGGCGCTTCTTTTACTTCGGATGTGACGGTAAAAGACGCAAATGGTAACCCTTTTAATCTTGCTGGTTATACAGCGAGAGCAAAATTAGCTAAAGGTTATGCCTCAACAAGAACGAGAACAGATTTTACTACTACTATTGCTTCAGACGCAGCTTCAGGAGTAGTGACCTTAACTCTATCTGCCACACAAACCTCAGCCCTTGAAGATACTAGGTATGTTTATGACCTAGAAATTCAAACCGGTGATGTCGTTACCAGAGTAATTGAAGGCGTTATATCAGTTAGACCACAGGTCTCTCTATAATTCTAGCTAGTTTTTGTTATAAATATAGTAAAGAGAGGGAGATTAATGCCTGATATAACAGCTAAAATTAATGTAAATACAAGTGCCGGTCCACAAAAAGTAGCAGTAACCTTACCCTCAGCTCAGGCAGCCGGGAACAGCACTTTACAATTAAAATTATTAGGTGACGTTGATACAACTGAATTAGATGATGGCGCATTATTACAATACAGAGCTTCAGATGGTAAATTTGTAACCAGAACGGAGATAGTAACCACAACCGGAACGCTCTTATTCAATTGTGGTAACTTTTAGGGATAAAATATGGCAACTATAATTCAGATAAAACGTAGTTCAGGTTCTTCATCACCATCAACACTTAAACAAGGTGAAATGGGTCTCACATATGGTGCAGGTACTCAAGCAAATTTAGGTGATAGACTTTTCATAGGAACAGGTTCAGTAGATTCAAATGGTAACGCAACAAGTATTGACGTTATCGGTGGTAAATATTTTTCAGATTTAAATGACCACGCTCACGGCACATTAACTGCCAACTCAACAATCATTGTTGACGCAAACAAAGCAATAGACGAATTGATTGTAGGTAATTCAGCAACTATTGGTGGTCAAATTAAATTAGCAGAGGGTACTAATAACGGTACAAACTTTGTTGCCTTGAAAGCACCGAATAGTACAACAGCTTCAACAACATTTACATTACCTAACGGAGACGGTACAGCAGGTCAGTTTATGAAAACTGATGGTGCTGGTAACCTAGCATTTGAAACAATCTTTTCAAACATAGATTTAGCTGGTGATACAGGTACAGACATATACAATACAAATGAGACTTTGACATTTACAGGTGGTACTGGTATTGATTCAGCAATTACAAACAATCAGGTTACTTTTAATATATCAAATTCTGGTGTTGACACAATTCAAATAGCTGATGACGCAGTTACCAATGCTAAATTATCTACAAATGGTGAAACTATTTTAGGTAATTCTACATTAACATTAGGTTCAACAACAACTGACATTGGTGGTTTAACTTCATTAGTTGTAGATGATATTACAATTAACGGTCAAACATTATCAACAGGTACAGCAAACAAAGATATTAATATCAATCCACACGGTACAGGTACGGTAAAAGTTCCTAGTGGTTACGAAGATAGAAGTGGTTTTGATAGTCAATCATTAGCAAACAAAGCATACGTTGACCAAGTTGCTCAAGGTTTAGATACTAAACCATCTTGTAGAGCAGCTACAACTGCTGACTTATCAGCAACTTACAATAACGGAAGTTCAGGTGTAGGTGCAACATTAACAGCAGGCTCTAACGGTGCAATAACACTTGATGGTGTTTCTCCAG